TGTTGATAGTTTTGTAGAATTATTTGAGATCAAAAACAATCAACATCCAGAAATTCTTAAAAAGTATTTTCAAGGAGCAATTAGTTTAGAGACTATGGTAATTCTTGATATGATATTGGGTTATGTGAAACAGTTTGACAAGAAACTAACAGACCCAGTGTGGGAAACCGTCAGTTTAAGAATTCGAAAATACATGCCTTTCATAAATATTGACGTAGCAAAGTATAAGGAAGTTCTTAAGGAGATTGTTTTATGAGTAGATTTTTTGATTCGGAAGTGGTTAGAGAATCAATGTCCGAACTTGATGAACTTCAACAACAACTTTTTGTTGATATGCTTCGTCTTCCTATTTTGAATAACGAAGAAAGGAGAGCACATCTTAAAATGATGACCGAGTTCTTGGAAAAACAGAAATTGTTTATCTTCAGAATTTCACTATCTGATGATCCAACAGCAATTGAAATGAAAGAGAAAGTTCTTGATTCTGCTAAAATGCTTGGTCTTAAAAAAGGTCAAACAATTAATGATTTTTACGATATACTGCAAAAAACTATTGATGGTCTTAAAGAAACACTTGACGACTGACCTCATACCTGCTACAATTAATACGAAGAATACTTCAAATACTACTAATACGGAGAATACGAATGTCTTTTGCTAAATAAATATAGCAAAAGACACTATTATGTTTAATAAAATAGAAGGATTTTCTAACTATCTTGTTGAAGATACTGGAAAAATATTTTCTTTATCAAAAAAAGATTATATGAATTCTTATGAAAATAATTGTGGATATGAGTTTGTATCTATTAAAAGTGATGAAGGAAAATGGGTCTCTGTATATATCCATCGTTTAGTCGCAAAATCTTTTTTAGAAAATCCAAATAATCATCCAAATGTTCTTCATTTAGACGATAATCCAAAAAATAATAATCTTAATAATTTGAAATGGGGAACTCAATCTGAAAATATTTCTTTGTGTTCTTTACACGGTAGAATATCCAAAAACAATCAGTATATTAAAAATCCAATTACTTGGAAGATGAAAGATCCTTTTGGAAATATTCATATCACACAAAATCTTAAAGAATTTTGTCATAACAATAACCTTTGTTCTTCTGCTATGAGATGTGTATTAAAAGGACTTCAGGGCAGAAAACAGCATAAAGGTTGGACCAGGGCTTGACATCCCTTTGTAGTTCTTCTATAATAAAGTTGTTATAAAACAAAATTTAACAAATACAATTCATACGAAAAATACTTAAAATGTCATTTCAAGATCTTAAAAAGCAATCAAGTATGGGTTCTTTGACCGAGAAACTCATCAAACAAGTTGAAAAACTCAACGATTCTGGTTCTAAAGATGATGATCGTTTTTGGAAACCAGTAATGGGTAAGGGTGATACAGGTTCTGCTGTTATTCGATTCTTGCCTGCTCCAGAAGGATGTGAACTTCCTTGGGCACAAGTGTGGTCTCACGCATTTCAAGGCACTGGTGGTTGGTTGATTGATGAGTGCCTAACTACTCTTGGTCAAAACTGTCCTGTGTGCGAGAAGAATCGTGTTCTGTGGAACTCTGGTTCTGATCGTGATAAGGAAGAAGCACGTAAACAGAAGCGTAAACTGTCTTATTACAGCAACATTTATGTTGTAAAAGATCCTGCAAATCCAGACAATGAAGGACGAGTGTTCCTTTATAAGTTTGGTAAGAAAATCTTTGATAAGGTTATGGCTGCTATGCAACCAGAATTTGATGATGAAGAACCAATCAATCCTTTTGATTTCTGGAAAGGTGCGAACTTCAAACTGAAACTGGTGAAGAAGGATGGTTATTGGAACTATGACAAGTCAGAGTTCGCAAGTCCAGAACCTCTTATGTCTGACGATGACGACCTGGAATCAATCTATAAGTCGCTGAACAATCTTGGTGATTTCACGGATCCTTCTAAATTCAAATCTTATGAAGATCTGAAGAAGCGTCTTGATTATGTTCTTGGTCTCAAAGGAACTCCAAAGTTCCAAGATCCAGAGACAGTTGATGAAGAGGAAGAAGTTGAAGTTTCGCGTCCTGTGCGGGAATCTGTTTCAGTTCGTCCTTCTGCTTCTAATGATGATGAGGACGAGGATGATGCGATGTCCTACTTCCAGAAGTTGGCAGAGTCCTGATTTCAAAATCACTTTTTAATTACACTTACCCCCCGAAAAAAATCGGGGGGATTTTTTTGCCAAAAAGGTTTTTATACTCCAGTAAATTGTGGGTTATAAGTTTTCTTGTTTAGTTGATTGACATATTGTGAAGATTGATCGTATTTCATAATATTTCTCATATCTGTAATTACTACTGATAGGAATTGTGGTTTTAATACTCTAATTTGTCTCTTATCTTCATTAATACCGACTTCATACTCATAGTTTGTAACTGCTTTTACTGGATTTGCAGTGATTGCTACATTATCAAAAGTTGTATATGAAACAGTAAAATCTTCATCTACTTCAAATCCAGAACCAATTACAAGACGATCATACTGATCTTTGATTTCTGTAGTTTCATAATGATGAACATCTGTTAATGCTGCATCAGATCCATACTTATCAATCATATAGTTATATAAGTCATTATTACTTAATGGCCATTGATCTCTTACGTTTGTAATGTTGTTTGTGATTAAAATAACCCAATCAAGTTCTGGATCACCATAAAGTTTTGAAGCAACTACTTCTGGTCTTTGGTCATCAGTAATTTGATAATAATCAAACGCAGTAATAGCATTGATGACATCAGATCTTATCTTTGCTCTTTTGAAAAGATTTTTGACTGTAATATAATCTTCATTTGTGCTTGCATTAGGCAAACGAGAAAGATAAGAAATATTTGGAAATTCGTTAAAATATGCCATTTTAGTATCCTACATCGTTTGGTGAGATTGGATAAAGATCACCAGAATTGGCAGCACCGAAAGGTTTATTGTCTACAAATTTTCTTCCGTCAAAAATATCCTCCTGATAATCAGTGTCATAAATTGGTTCAAGTTCTTTGAATGACATATTCATAATCACGGATACTGGTTGTCCTTCATCATATGCCGACCAGTTTCCATCGGCAGTATAATTCATAGCAAATCCAGTTAAAGCACAAGTCTTAATGCGATTTACTCCTTTGATTGGATTTCCTCCAGAAGTTTTATATTGCAATTGGAAAACATTTGGTGTTCCTAAAAAGTAAGATGCTGCTCCTGCTAATCCGTATTCTTGATTTCCTGATGTTTTATTTTGTTTTTTTGCTGCCATTCCTTGTTTGAAGAATCTTATAATTTTATTAATATCTGTTGCTTCTTCTTTACTTCTTGGACTCATTCTATATTGGAATGTAAATTCTCTTAATGTTGGTGAATTGAAAAGAAGTTCAAGATTACTATTTGGAACAACTCCAAATCCTCTTGCTAAAATACTTTCTGGGGATACTGAAAATCCTGCCATTGAAAGAACTTTAGATGCACCAGCAGTTTTTAATAGTGCCTGTGCTGATTGTGAACCTGCAGCTCCACCAGATAATAATTTAGCTAAGAATACTGCTTGAATACCTAATCCTCCCCCATTCGCTCCTGCTCCAAGCAATTTTGTTAGTGCAGCACCAGCACCACCAGCACCTATATATTGACCAAGATTGCCAACAACTTCTGCAGTAGCAGCAGCAGAAAGATTATTCATATTATCATCACCCCAAGAAACATTATTTGAATCAGTCACGCTATTTGGCATAGGTAATTTAACAATTCCTAAAAATTCTGCTAATGCAGAAGTTTTTTGTAGTCCTTTTGTTATTATTTCTACTGCTCCACTAGTACCTTTAAATAATTGGTCTGATTTTGGTGGTTGGTAATGATATTGTCCTATTTGTAAGTAATCTTGTGTTTTGTTATATAAAGCATCTTTTGGATATTGTAGATTTGTTCCTCTTAAGTTATTGTCTATAGATCCAAATTTCAAATCAGATTTCAAATCTGCTATATTAAAATTGAATGGATTATTTCCTGTTGCTGGAACTATTGGAAATGGGGTTCCTGCTTGTTGTGATGATTGTGCCCAAGAAGGTAGAATATTATTTGCTGCATTTCCACCAACGCTTTTGTGCGCTGACCTTACATCATTTTGTATTTGGTTTTTGTAATTATTTCTGATGATATCTACTGGGATTATTTTTAATCCTTCTGGGGTCCAATCGCCATTTTGAAATAAAATAACTCCTGGATTTCCAAAAAGTCCAGCACCTTGATTTACCAATTCAACGTTTCCATTTTTTGGATCATATCTCAAATCATATACAGCACCATATTGCCCTTCATTGTCATTTACAAGGTCTGTGTGGAAATTTGACTTTAAAAGTAATGATGACATTTATGGTGAAGATAAGTTGTCTGAATAATCCCAAACTTTTGATTTAAATATTGGTTGTCCTCTTCCATCTACAAATTTTTCAGTAGGAAGTAAAGAAACTTCTCTCCATTCCTTTTCTGGAACTACAAATAAATCAGACATCACACCAGAGAAAAGGTATTTATGTAAGGTTTTCTTTGGAGCATTTACGAATCCAAATTTATTTATGTAAGAATTTGCAACTCCACCACGATACTGGGGATTTAGATAATGAAGATTTGAACCAAAGAACCAACCCTCTCTTTTATTGATTTCTATAATATAAGATAGTGGTTGTCTATCCCAAAATTGATATTTTTGTGGATACTTTGCATTATATAAAAAGAAAACTAAATTACCAGGTCTAATAAATCCAGTATCTTCTTCACTTATGTCTGGATCTTGAACATTCATAAGTTCATTCATTAAAGAATTCGTCCACCAATCAGTGCTTCTATATTTTTTTCCTGCTTCTTTGATTATTTTTTCGGCAATCATATTTCTATGCCTAATTGTTTTTCTGTGAAAATGCGGAATTCCCATCCCCTATCAGCACAATATTCTTTTGCAGCACTCCATTTTGCTTGATTGATTGCCCACATTTTCACAGAATATGCCCAAGATTTTGTTCTTCTGGATGGATTTGTTTGTGGTTCTTTTAAGTCTTTTGCTGGTTTGATTTCTACGACTAGATTTCTCATTTTTTCATCTTTATCTTTATATTTAAGAAAAAAGTCAGGAAAGTATCTATGTGTTTTTCCGTCCAAAGGAGAGCGATAGGGAATCCAAAATTCTTCACTTTGATATGAGATTACACTTTCAGTTAAATCGCAATATTGCATAAACTTTAACTCATAAGACGAACGAAAATATATTTCTGTTGGATCTCCATTATATTTTTGTGGATTTTTCGGTTTAAATTTTCCTTGTTTATAATTTTGATTATTCATACTTCGTTACGAGGCATACATAGTATAGAATCTTATACGCATATTTAGATGTCCAGAGCAAATACATATAGAGTGGATCCTCTTTATGTAAAGATGACTACCCCAAGAGATATGGGGGGATCATCTTTGCCTTCAGTTCAACAAATGTTTGGCAATTTGTCTCTTACGAGTCAATTTAAAGTCAATATGTTTTTGGGAGGTGCAACTGATGCTGACGATAAAGATCAAGATTTAGTATCATATTTGAAAGCTTGTGGAATAACTAATAATTCTTCAAAAACACTTACTTATGATTTTATGTGTGCGGAAGCAGTTCTTCCTGGAGCAACTTTTGACGTTGGGGAAGAAAGTGGAAGTCGTCAGGGTATAATTGAAAGATTTCCAAATCGTAGAGTGTATTCCGATTTTAATCTAACTTTTTATGTGGATAATGAATATAATATCATTCGTTTGTTTGAAGAATGGATGAATTTTATCAATCCAATTAACAGAAGTTCTGGACCACAAACTGCAAAGAATAGTGGTCAAGTTGGATTTGAAGATCGTTTTAATTATTTTAGATTTAAATATCCAAATCAATATAAAAGAATAATTTCAATTACTAAATTTGAAAGAGACTTTTTGGTAAATCCAAATGATCCAAATAGTCCCACAAAAAATCAAAATCTTTTAACCTATCAATTTATTGATGCGTTTCCAACTAATATCACTGCTCTTCCATTGTCTTATGAAGGAAGTACAATAACTAAAACTACAATTAATTTTAGTTATACTAGATATACTACAATAAAACATACTGGAGTTGAAATAAGTCCAAATACACCAAGACCAACAAGTTCAGCAAATCCAGACCAACCAACACCACCTTATTTTGACCAAAATTCTGTAAATAAGTTAGGATTTCCAGCCGGAACATCTTTAGGGATTGGTAATGGGTAATAAATAATTATAACTGAATTTCTATAGGTCATTATGCCTTTACCAAAAATTGCTACACCAACATATGAGTTGGAATTGCCATCAACTGGAAAAACAATCAAATATCGTCCATTTTTAGTCAAAGAAGAAAAGATTTTAATTCTTGCATTAGAAAGTGAAGACGTTAAACAAATTACCAGTGCAATCAAAAATACTTTAAAAGATTGTATTCACACAAGAGGAATTAAAGTAGAAGAACTTCCTACTTTTGATATTGAATATATCTTTTTGAATGTTCGTGCAAAATCAGTTGGAGAAGCAATTGAATTAATTGTAACTTGTAGTGATGACGGAGAAACACAAGTTCCAGTTAAAGTTTATATTGATGAGATTGAAGTTCAAAAAGATCCAAATCACACACAAGAAATTAAATTGGATGCCAATTTAATTCTTAAAATGAAGTATCCATCTTTGAATGAATTTATTAAGAATAATTTTGATTTTAGTAGTAATGAAATTTCTTCTATTGATAGATCATTTGATATAATTTCTTCTTGTATTGATATGGTTTATAATAATGAAGATGTTTGGTCAGCATCAGACTGCACCAAAAAAGAATTGACTGATTGGATTGAGACATTAACATCAAATCAATTTAAAATGATTGAAGAATTCTTTAATACAATGCCAAAACTTGCACATACTTTCAAAGTGATGAATCCAAATACAAAAGTAGAAAGCGAGGTGACGCTGGAGGGATTAACAAGTTTTTTCGGTTAATTATGGCTCATATGGATCTTGAGTCATATTTTAGAATCAATTTTTCACTAATGCAGTTCCATAAATATTCTTTGACCGAGATTGAAAATCTTATGCCCTGGGAACGGGACGTTTATTTGGCACTTCTACAGCAGCATATTGAAGAAGAAAATCTAAAGGCACAACAACAGAATGCGTAATTCTTTATTTGCACCAGAAAAAATAATAGGTTCCCAGAAAGGAAGTAAAGAATCAGCACTGAATTTTATTTCTGGTGGATCTCCTATTGGATCATCTATGCTTTCTGGTGCGAAGAATAATATTGTTGGATTTAATAGAGCAAAGATTTCACCAAAAAAGAATAATTTGGGATCTTTGATTAGCACTTTAACTACTAATATTTTTAATAATACAAATTCAGTTTCAAATATTTTTGGTGATAAAAAAGAAAAATCAGAAAAAGGATTTAAACCATTTGGTGGATTTTTTGATAAAGTCAAAGAAGCAATTGGATTTATTAGTTTCTTTGGATCAAAGAAAAATTTAGATAGAATTAAAGAAAATATAGACAATTTAAAAACCACATTTACAGAAACATTTGATGTAGCAAAGGCATTAAGAAAAGCAATACTTAAAATCATAGAACAACTATCAGGGTTTTCTGGTGGTGGAGGTGGTGGAGGAATAATTGGTTCTATAATGTCAGCACTTGGTGGATTGGTTGGTGGATTGATTCCTGGAATGGGAGGAAAACGACCACCAAATGTTGCTGGTCCTGCAATGAAACAAGAAGGAAATTTACTATCAAAAATGCCAAAAGGTGGTGGAATAGGTAAATTACTTTTAGGTGGTGCTGCTGCTCTTGGAACAGGTGCTGCTATAAGTGGTCTTTCGCAACCTGGTGGTGAAGATGTTCAACCTGGAGATACCGCACCAGAAGTTCCTGGAAATGTTCTTGATAAATTTAATTCAATTTTGGATAGATTTGATAAAATACTTGATGGATTGAAGGGAGGAAAGGGAACAAAAGGTTCAGGATCTGGAACAGGATCAAAGTCTTCTGGTTCTGGTGGCGGCGGTGGAGGTAGTCCTACCCCTACCCCTACTCCTCCTGGTGCTCCTACTGGTGTTACAATAAAAGACGATAAGCAAGGTCTTTCTGAATTAGGAATAACACAGGAACAATTTAATGCGTATAAACAAGGAATTGCTGATGTAGAGGGGGCAAGATATAATCAAATGGGTGGTGCTGGAGGTAGATTTGCTGGAAGATATCAAATGGGAAGTGGAGAAATTGCGTCTGCTGCTGCTGTTATGGGAATATCAAATCCATCACAACAAGAATATCTATCTAATCCAGAATTACAAGAAAAAATTTATATGGGAAGAACTATATTGATGAATAGAACAATGATGAGGATATCACCAGAATATAAAAATACGAAGTCTGCTACAGAAAGATTAATACTTCTTGCAGGATCACAACTTGGTGAGGGAAATCTTTCAGATTCTCTCAAGGGGAAGAGTGTATCAGATTCTGCTGGAGTAGGAATACAAAGATGGCAGACTGCTGTAAAAAATAGAATGAATCAAGTTGCAGCAGGAAAACCTATTCCACAAACACAAATAAAACCAGGACAACAAGCACCACAAACACCAATAAACAAAGGACAACAAGCGCCACAAGTAAGTTTGGTTAATGTTGGTAGTGGAACACCACAAGCATCGCCATCACGACCATCAAGCACAACTACGCCAGCAACACCAACTGGTGGAAATGGTCCAACTGCTCCATTCTTGCCTTCATCTAATCCAGATAATTTCTTAACATTATATTCAAGAATGGTTTATAATATTGTCGGATAATGGAAACTAAACTTTTTTCTTCACTACAATCATCTGCAAATAATATTGTAAAAATGAAGCGTTCTTTACCAAAAAGAGCAAGGGATTATAATGATTTTATTAATTGGTTAGACACAAGCAATAAAGATATTAAAAAAATAAAATTACCAAAAAAGAAGAAAGTAGAAGATCTTCAATTTTCTGTTGGATCTGCTCTTGATGGAGGGGGTGGCGGTGGAGGAGGATTACTTAATTTGTTGCTTGGTGGTGCTGCTGGATTAGGAGCCAGATTTTTAGGAAAAGGAATAAAAGCAGTTAAAGGTTTTGGGAAAAATGCTATTTCTAAAATATTTCCAAGATCGGCAGGTTCAGCAGTAAAAAATGCAGCAGCTCCAGCAGTAGATGTAGCGACAGATTTAGCAAGAAAAGGAGTTGCATCTGGAGCAGATGATGCTGCTAAAGTTGCTGCAATGAAGGGTGGTGGAAAACTTGCATCAAAGGGTGGAGAACTTGCAGCAAAATTAATACCTGGACTTGCTACTGCAGTTAATTTAGGTACTTCTGCTTATAGATTTGGACAAGGTGATGTTGTTGGTGGTTCTTTGTCTTTGGCAAGTGCAATACCAATTCTTGGTTGGGCAGCAGTTGGTGTTGATGTTGCAAGAGAATTTGGTGCATTTGAAGGAACACCACTTGGTTTAAAAAAAGAAAAACCTAAAAATAAAATAGACGAAAGATTAAAAGCACAAGAAACGAAACAAAGAGAAGCAGCATCTGCAAGTAATGTTACATTTGAAAGTATTACTGATAAATTTGATAAAGTTGTAAGTAAGTTTGAAAAATTAAAATTAGGAATGACTGGAGTTCAAAATAAAAATGGTTCCAATGCGGAAATAGAAGATTCTGATTCTATAGAACCCACAAATCCAATTGATACTGGAAATAATGCAGAATCAACTGGATTACAACTTGAAGATGTTGAAGCATCTGGAGGGGAAGTTCCTGGAGCTCCAAATTCTGGTTTTAGATCGGCACGTCGTCCAGGACATAATGGCAATGATTATTTTAAAAATGCTGGAACACCAATTAGTTTAATTCAAGAAGGAACAGTTGCTGTTGCAGATATGAATTGGGATCCCACTGGATGGGGAGCTGTAGTTGAAGTTAGACATAAAGACGGTTCTTTGAGTAGATACGCGCACTTAAGTAAAATTTCTGTTTCTGCTGGGTCTAAAATTTCTCCAGGACAAGTTATTGGATATACTGGTGGAGCAGTAGGTGCTCCTGGTGCTGGAAATTCTAAAGGAGAACATTTGCACTTTGAATATCTTCCTGCTGGTTCTGGTCAGGTTGATCCAACAGAAGCAGCTAAAAGAATTTTTAGATTTGGTGGTAATGTAAAAGTAAAAGCAAAAAAAGGAGAACAAGGAACACCAGATCAAAAAATTAATACAATAACAAAGCAACAATCAATTGAAGATTTTATTAAAGGAACTAAAAGTGGTGATAGAATACTTAATGATCCCAAATTAAAAGCACAATTAACAGGAGAAAAATATCAGTTCAAAAATTCAATGGTAAAAACACCAGTGTCTGATCCTGAAGTGAAACAAGCACAGCAAATGTATAATGCTTATGTTCGTGATATAAGATCAAGACAACAAGATCAAGTAAAGGCACAAACAGGAGATACAATACCAGCACAAATTTTGACACCACCACCAACTGCAGCACAACAAGCTGCAATATTTTTAATGGGAGATCAAAGTCAACAAGTAGCATCACAACCACAAGTTGTTCCAGTTGCAGTTCCAACTGGTAATGGAGGTGGTGGTGTTGCAGTCATAACACCATCCGAAGGTCAGATATTAAATAGTCTATGGACTACAATGCTCCTCACTAATCTTTCTTCAGCATAATGGCAGTCGCAGTACAAGGTTTAAGATATCAATCAGTCACCATCGCATCATTAGATGGTAAGATCAAAAAAGATTTAACAAATTCAATCACATCAATAGATTATTATGAGGATATTTTATCTCCTTGTATAACAATGACAATGGATGTCATTAACTCATATTCTATTTTTAATAGACTTCCAATTCGTGGTGGTGAAAGTGTTTCAATGCAAATTGAAACTGCTTCTGGAACATTCTTATTGGAAGGTGAAAATGCAATGTATGTGTATAAGGTAAGTAATCTTGATGCACAGAATACAAATGAATCATTTACTTTACATCTTGTTTCAAGAGAAGGATTAACGAATGAAACTGCAAGATGTCAAACAATTTATAGAGGAAATTTACAAAATACTGTAACTAAAATTCTTAAAGATGATTTGAAGACAAAAAAATTCAAATCTGAAAATATAGAACCAACATCAAATTCTTATTCTTTTATTGGAAATAATAAAAAACCATTTCATACTTTACAATGGTTGGGACCAAAGGCAGTTCCTACAACTTCTGGTGGACCAACAGGAACTTCTGGTGGTGATCAAAGTGGAATAGCAAAAGGAACTGCTGGATTTTTCTTTTATGAAAATAGAGATGGATTTAATTTTAGAAGCATTGATAGTTTGGTATCAAATACAAGAATAGCAGTATCAAGTGCAAATAAGAAAAGGGTTTATAATTATAGTTATGAACAATTTGTAATTGAACATAATAGTTTAAACAATAATTTCAAAATTATTAATTATAATTTTGAAAAAAATATTGACTTAATGAAATCTTTGAGAGTTGGTATGTATTCAAACAAAACATATTTTTATGATCTTTTTAGTAATTCGTTGGATGTGTATAAGTATACAATAAAAGATCAAATTAAAAATAAACTTGGTGCCTCTGAAAAAATTGCCGTCTCTGATGAATTTGGAGATAGCATTTCTCGTATTATGGTAAAAGTTGCAGATCGTGGAGTATTAAATTTTAATGGTTCGGTGAATGATAAATTGAGAAGTGGTGCTGATATGGCGATGGCATATTCAAGATACAATTTATTATTCAGCCAAGCACTAAATATGAATGTGCCGTTGAATATCAATCTTAAATGTGGTGATATAATTTATGCACAGTTTCCAAAAATGGAACCTGCAAATACTGGAGAAGTAGATCCAGAACAAAGTGGATTTTATCTAATTAAAGAATTGAGACATCATTTTGATCCTACTAATAAAATGCTTACATCTATGAGACTAGTTCGTGATAGTTACGGATTATACGGACCTAAAAACGTTTAAATATGGAACTACAAGAACTTATAAACAATATATGTGAGGAACTAGAAAATTTCTCATCAAACGTACAAAGAAGAAGATATTTAAAAGCATATCTAGAAGAACTTTTAGAATATCAAAAGCACAATCCTGATGCTGTTGGTATTCCAAATGCATTGGAATTATTTTGCGATTTAAACCCACACGCATTGGAGTGTAGAATTTACGATGATTGAAGAATCTTTATTAAAATCCAATTATATCGGTAAAGATGGATTTAATTGGTGGATTGGACAAGTTGCACATTCAAAGTATTGGAAAAAGGCAGCAGATTATTTCAATGGTGATTGGAATTATCGTTGCAAAGTAAGAATTATTGGATATCATCCTTTTTCTGGATCTATTTTAAGTGATAATGATTTGCCTTGGGCACAGGTAATGATAGATCCTGCCTTTGGTAGTGGTCACGGAGGAACGGGAAAAACATTAGATCTAAAAGGTGGAGAAACTTGTTTTGGTTTCTTTATGGATGGCGATGACGCACAACAACCAGTAGTTATTGGTCTTCTTCATAGAAGTGATGGAGTTAAGAATTTAATTAGTGAAGAGAACGTAAAAGCAGATTTAAGTTCGGGATTTAAACCATTTACTGGGCATCCTGGAAATAAAGTTAAGGCAACTCAATTAGAAGCAAGGAAAAGTAAAGAAATAGATCAAACTGCAACTACGGAGCAAAGAAACAAAGATTCAGCAGAAACTTCACCAATACCTCCTTCTCTTGCTTATACAACAAACTTTAATTTGGGTGTAGGTGCTGGAATTACAAATTCTAGTGTTTCTTGGAATAGCACAACTGGATTTGGATTTACTTCAAATATTAATCCATTTGATCCTAATTTAAATTTATTTGGAGATAGATTAGTTTGCCAAGCACAATCATCTTATGGAATAGAAAAAAAGTGCGATATAACTTATGTTATTCCAAATGGTTGTCAAAATAATTTAATCGGTCAAATCACACAGGCACTTCAAGATTTTATTGCGTTTACAAATGGATTGGATAAGTATTTGAGTACTTATATTGATCCAGTATTAAATGAGATTGTAGATATTGGACAAACAATTGCAAATTGTGCTAGACAAATTGGTGGAATTGTAAAATTAATTATTAACAATTTAAGAGATACAATTTTTAAATGTATCTCTTGGGCATTTAGAAAACTTGTAGGATTGTTTCTTTCTCCACCAGAAGTAAAATTTCTTATGGAGCAATTGAAAAAATATTTGGATATTATTTTTTGTATTCTTGAAAAACTACCTGCGGGAATTATTGATTTTGCCAAAGGTCTTCTTGGTGATCTTGCATCAAATAATATTAATTCACCAGTTTGTGCTGTAGAGCAATGGACTGCTGGAATTCTTGCTAAAGTAATGGATACTATGGAAAGTGCACTTTCCACTATTATGTCTGGAATTGGTTGGTTGACTGGTGGTCTTTCAACTGTTTCTGGAATTTTAAATCAAGCAAGTTCATTGGCATCACAAATTTTTAGTTTCCTTGAATGTACTGGTCTTGCTTGTAAAACTCCAAGTGTATGGGCATCTAAATTTGGTCCAAGTGAAAAAGAAGCAGACGATTGGCAAAAAATGGTTGGTAGTGTGAATGTATTTAAAGGTGTAAGTGATGGGTTGGGTTCAATAGAAGAAGCAATGTATCAAACACCACTTTATGGTGGAATAACAGGAGCATTTAATAGTATATTTGATCAATGTAATCAAAAAGTTCAAAATCCAACAAATCAAGAAGACATAGTTCCATTACCAGTAGGATCAAAATATTCAACTTGTGTTCCACCAATTGTTAGAATTTTTGGAGATGGTATGGGTGCAAGAGCAATACCAATTGTAGATTCTACTGGATCTATTTTTTCAGTAGAAATTATTGATGGAGGATTTGGATATACAAGTCCACCAACAATTTCTATTGTTGATAACAGTGGTTGTGGTTCTGGAGCAGAAGCAAACAGTATTATTGATGAAGATGCTGGAGGAACTGGAGGAACTGGACCTGGCAGTATTACATCCATTTATATGACTAGTGTTGGATCTGGATATGCACAAGGAAATTATACAAATATTGGTATTGGCACTGCAGGAATTGGAACCAATAGAAATATTTCAAATACTGGAAAGGTTTCTGGTTGCGTTCAAAATATAATTGTTACTGCACCTGGATATGGTTATACAACAGGAGACCGAATAACTGATGGAAAAAATACTTACGTTCCTATAGTAACTCCTGGTTCTGGTGCAATTATAGGAATTGAACCATTAAGAACTCCAGTTTGTGGATTTGATGAAGCACCAACATTAACTATAAATACAAGGTCGGGAGTTGCTGCAGATCTTGTTCCAATTATGAAATTTACTCCAACATATACTACGGTGGATCAAGATAAAGTAAATCAAGCAGCAATTTCAGGTATTACAACAGTGGTGGATTGTATATGAGCAATTGTAACGAAAATCAACAAGTAATTCAAACCGAACACTATAGGTTTGAAGCTGGAACTAAAAGTTGGACACAAGGTAATGTAGAGATAAGTCTATCTACACCAACTCAACAAGGAATTAATATGTATAAAAATGGTAATTGTGATTTTGCAATTAATGGAACATTACACGAAGTATCTGGATGTGATGCCAAAAAAATCAAACCGGGTTGTCCTGGAAGAATTATTAATGCCAAAAATGGAGATATTCTTATTCAAGCAAAAAATGGAACTATAACTCTTCAAGCAAAAAACATTCGTCTTGTTGGTGTTGATGGAGTAGAAGGAGAAATTTCATTACAAGCATCAAAAACTTGTAATATTAATGCTCCTACCGTATCAGCACAAGGAACAAATATTACTTTAGCTGCGTCCAGTAAAACTCAAGTTGCTGGAGCGGCTGCAGCATCTCTTGTGGGTGGTGCTTCTGCTACAATTGATTCTGGCACGGATGCTGATAGTTCTTCAGTGATGGGCAAAATACTAAAAGCACTGGAAGATTTTAAAAAATTCTTTAGTTCTATTTGTGCAGACAAACCAGCAGGATAATAATTATTATGGATTGTACTGTTTCAAATGTTGGTGAAAAACTTATAGTAGGGCAACTTGACACATCATTTTTAACCGCTGGAGCAAAACTACTTCCAGGAACTGCAGTTATAAATGGACCTTGCTTTATGGGGTTGACCGCACAAGCAGGTGTTGCTCGTGCGACTTGTATGATTGGTCCTCCAATTCCTGTTCCTGGACTTACTATTCCAGCATCACTTGAAGTTGATGGCATTTCTAATTTTCTTGGAAATACAAATCAATTAGGGGCATATACTTGCACTGGTGCATCGGTATTTAATGGAGCAAATGTTGCAAATGGAACTGTTGTTGTGAACTCACCTACAACAATTAATGGGGCATTGGTAGTCAATGGAGCAACACATATTAATGGATTGTTGAGTTTTACAAGTTCAATTGTTGGAGAAACAAAAGAATTTGACATCAAGCATCCAAACAAAGAAGGATATAGATTAAAACACGGTTGTATTGAAGGTCCAGAATATGGAGTATATTATAGAGGAAGATTGAAGAAATCAAATGTCATTGAACTTCCAAGTTATTGGATTGGATTAATAAATTCAGAAACTATTACAGTGAATTTAACTTCACATACTGTTTATCAAGAACTTTTTATTAAAGACATCAATTCCAACAAAATTTTTATAACTAATAATTCTGGAGGAACAATTGATTGTAGTTACGTTGTTTATGCAGAAAGATCTGATGTAAATAAATTAATAGTAGAATATGAAAGTGATGCAATGAAAGAAAATGATACAGTAAAACAACAACTTGAAGGAGACCTATAATGACAAAACAAAATATTATAAACAATTATAATTCAAAAATAAATTTATCAAAAAACCAATTACCCTCATTGGATAGTTATATAATTTCTTCGCAGTCTACAATTAATGAACTCAAATCTCCAGTTTCGCAAATAGATGAAAAAATTGCGGAATTGACAGTAGATTTAAATAAAGAAATTTACAATCTTTCTATAATTTCAAATGAAGCATTTGATTGTGGATGTGGAACTACAACATTTATTATAGATTATTTGGGAGTTGGATATACTGCAATTTTGGGGGATATGTATTATTATGAACACGCAAAAGCACATCGTATAAATGCTGAAAATCCTTCATATTCGGACATATATCCATATGAACCTTTGAATGGAACTGATGGATCAACATCATTCAATTCTGGAATAGGTAATAGTACTATTGTTGTAGGTGCAGATTCTAATTCTATTTTGGAATTAATTGTAAACAATCCAGGTTCTGGTTTTCTGTCTTCCATATATTATGCACAACCTTTAACAGGGGGATCTGGTTCTGGTGCAAAAGCAGATATTGTAGTTTCTACTGGTGGAAGTATCACAAATGTAATTGTCAATAACGGTGGTAATGGATATTCTGTCAATGATACTTTAACTTCCTCCAATTTTGTTGGTGCATCATTTAAAGTTACTGATATTGGTTCTCCAATTCTTGGAATAGGTGAAGACACTTATATTGTAGCAAGTTCTGGTATTGGTAGTGTCTTTATACCTGATATAATCCCAGAAAATTCTAGTTCCTGTCCAACTTCTTGTTCTACATATAAAAATCAAGCAGATGTTATTATATCAAAGATTGAAAGAATTAGAAATCAAAGAGATGAAATACTTTCTGGATCCAATGCAATTAAAGTTGAAATGAAGCATTTGTATACGGAAAGGTATAGTTATGTTTTTGGAAAAAATAAAGTATTAGAAAGAAACGCAGAATTAAATAATCTCATAAATGTTTTAAATACTCCAGAATACAATCAATATTTTGTATGAGCACTCTTTTAATAGACAATAGAACTGGAATAACTACAACGACTGAATTGTTTGGAGATTTTTTAAATTTATATTTGAGAGAAAATCCAGAAATAACAGTGATAGGAATTTCTTCTGCATCTTCTACTCAATATTATCAATCAAATACACAAGTTATTCTTTCTACTACCAATTTAACTACTATTGAAAGATCTCCTATTGATTTGTATCGTTCTATAAAATCACAAGTTCAAATATCTCAAGGATCATTATATCAAGCATCAGATATAATGATTATTCACAATGACATTAATTCAAGTATTATAGAACAGGCATCCACAGCAACTAGTAATTATCTTGCAGATTTTTCAACTACAATTCAAGAAAATAATGCGGTTCTTCAAGTGAAATTGGTAAATCCAGGGAATGCTTCAATTAAAATTTTTAGTCTCAAGTATCCAGTTTAAAAAGTGGCACAAGACCTTGAATTCTGCCGTCTTTCTGTGGTAGAATAAAGAGGTCTCAAACCATACATACAATGCAAATCACCCGAGAAAAACTGACAGACCTCCGACAACTTCAAGAAGATATGGCATCACATTTTGTCAATGAGAACTTTCCTGTTAGTGGTGAAACATATTGGACTTGTGTGGAATGCCTTGCAACTGCGAAACTTGCTGAACTTCGTGGTGAATTGGTTTATGGAGATTGACAGGGTGGTTGGGATCTGATATACTATTAAGGTGTGAAGGAAGATGCGCTGGAAAGGAGAAATCCTTTCCGCCTTGGGCGTGTGGTGAAATTGGTATCCACAACAAACTTAAAATTTGTCGGCCGTAAGGCCATGCGAGTTCAAGTCTCGCCATGCCCATTAAAATAAATATAAGTTATTAAAATAATCAAATGCCTTATAAAATCAGTCAAGCGTTCTGCTGGTATAATAAAGGCAGTATGATTGTCAAAATGTACTTTATAAATGAAATTCCATTTACATTTAATGAGTTGCCCGATGGGCATTTATATGATAAAGAGTTAGTAGCAAAAGCAGATCAATATTTAAGATATGAACCAGAAGATTTGTATAGAAATTCTTTTTATTTGATAGATGAAGAGTGTCATCCTTGTCTATTTGAAGTTGATTTAGAGAACCCAGAGGATATGCCACCAGATGATGGGTCAGTAGATTAACTGTCTAAATAAGACAGAAGAAATTATTGTGCGGATAAAATGCCTCTATCTAGGTTAGAAAATTTTCTCGTAAATACTGATGGTAATATCTTATATGTCAATCCATCCGATTTAGATGCTACTGATAGTTTTGATAATAAAGGAAATTCACTTACTCGTCCATTTGTAACCATTCAAAGGGCATTAATAGAGGCTGCTAGATTTGCTTATCAGAGTGGTCCAAACAATGATAGATTTGACAAAACAACTATTCTTTTATATCCAGGAACCCACTATATTGATAATAGACCTGGATACTATGTAAAAAATAATGGTGGAGTTGCGCAATACTATGATGTAAATCAGACAGTAGTTTCATCACCAGATATTGAACTGACCAATTCTTCAAATTTTGATCTTATAAGTTCTAGTAATGTTCTTTATAAGTTTAATTCAGTAGAAGGTGGTGTAATAATTCCAAAAGGAACTTCTATTGTTGGTTTAGATTTAAGAAAGACAAAAGTAAAACCATTATATGTTCCCGATCCAGAAAATAATTCTGTAGAAAGATCTGCTATTTTTAGAGTTACTGGTGGTTGTTATTTCTGGCAGTTTAGCGTTTTTGATGCAGATAGAGCAGTATATTATAATTACAATTATGCACAACAGGCATCACCGACTTATTCTCACAACAAACTGACAGTATTTGAATATGCAGATGGTGTAAATTTAAAAACTTTAACTGGAACATCTGATCTTCAGATGTATTATTATAAGTTAATGAATGCTTATGGTTCTAATACTGGAAATAGAGAAATAATTGATTATCCAACAACTAATGATTTTGAACCAAATAGTCCAGAATTTAAAATTGTTGGAGATCTAACTTCTAGTGATGCAAGAATTTCAAGTTTAACTTCAAGTTCAACAATCGCATCCGTAACAACTGAATTTGTTCACGGATTGAGTGTTGATGATTCTATTCGTATTGCTGGTGTTGGTTCAGCACTTTATAATGGTAGTTTTAAAGTAGTTGGTGTTACCAGTGAAAGAACATTCACATACCAATTACCATCTCCAGCAATTGACACATCAATTACAATTTCAAATTCAAATGGCGTAGAAAGAGTTATTATTGAACCAGATGGTGTAAATGGAGCATCTCCATACATCTTTAACTGTTCATTGAGATCCGCTTTTGGAATGTGTGGTCTTCACGCAGACGGATCAAAAGCAACTGGATTTAAATCTATGGTTGTTGCTCAATACACTGGAATTGGATTACAAAAAGACTCCAATGCTTTTGTAATTTATAATGAATCCACAGGTCTTTATGATACAAACTCAACCACTTCTTTGGATAAAAGACCTTTATATATTAACCAGGAAGCAATATATAAACCAGCATACGAAAATTATCACATCAAGGCATCAAATGATGCATTTATTCAAGATGTTTCTGTTTTTGCAATTGGATTTGCTCAACACTTTTTAGCAGAAGATGGTGCTGATCAATCAATTACCAACTCAAACTCAAACTTTGGTTCCAAGTCATTAATTTCAAAAGGATTTAGAAAAGAATCATTTCCCCGTGATGATACTGGTTATGTGACTCATATTATTCCACCAAAAGATCTTCAAGAAGATTCTTTTAATGCTCTTTGGAGATCACTTGATGTTGGACTTACCACATCATATACTGGCGTTGGACAAACATCTAGACTTTATCTTTTAGGTGAAACGGATATCAATAATCCACCATCAAATGTTACGAATGGATATAGAGTTGGTTCTAATATTAATGAAAAACTTTATGTTACTGTAAATATCAATGCGGTAGATTATACTTATTCTTCTCCAATTTTAATGCAAGTACCTACTGGAGAAGGTCCAACAGCACAAAAAACATTTACTGTAACTCAAACATTAGGTGTTAATAATATTAGTAGTAATATATTAACTTTAAATACAACTCATAATTTTTATAATGGTGAGTCAGTAAGAGTATTCAGTGATAATGCAATTGTTCCTGATGGATTAGAAAATGGAGCATTGTATTATGTTATTACAAATACTTCAAATACCATTAAACTTGCAAAAACTATTAATAATGTAAATGATAATAATCCTGTTATTATTAAAAATACAAGTGGTGGAATTTTAAGTATTGTAAGTAGAGTTTCCGACAAAATTTCTGGAGATCCAGGACACCCAATTCAATTTGATTCTGTCAATACAAATTGGTATATCATTGGTAGTGGAACTACAACAACAAATCAAATATATCAAGGATTTAAGAATAATCCAACTGCAATTGCAGCAAATAATTCTTCTACTTTCATTCAAAGAAAGTCGGAAAATCGTGATTTAACGGATAGAATTTATAAATTGAGATATGTAATTCCAAAAGATTACACAAATGCAAAAATTCCTGCACAAAATTATGTTCTTCAAGAATCAAGTACGGTAAAAGAAGATTCTACAATTGCAACTATAAATTCTAATCGTAACTCTCACGTAATTGCTGGAATTTCAACTGTTGGATCAACTGTCACTGTCACATCAGAAAGACCGCATAGATTGAGCGTCAGTGATAGAGTAAGAATTAGAAAAGTTGTAAGTAGCACAAATTTAACTGCAGCAGATAATGCTGGATTTAATGGTCATTTTGTTGTAACTTCTGTTCCATCATCAAAAACATTTACATTTACTAACACATATACTGGTGGAACATTTGTAAATAATGTTTCAACTAGAGGAGACAATCTTCCAGTATTCTCTAGAAATGAATATGATACTACCTATACAATTGAAAATGTAGAAACAATTCAAGAATATTCTTCTGGATTGCAAGATGGTATTTACTATTTGACTTGTTTGATTGGAAATATTTCTCCTACTGCTGCAGAATTTACAACTCAAAAGTTTAAACAAAATATAACTGATTTGTATCCAGTTGTAGATAAAGATAATTTAGTTACTGATCCATTACAAA